TGTGTAATGGCTACCAACATGACCCCTTTGATTGAAGTTGAAGAGGAAGGTGCAGAATTCAGTTCAGAAACAGTGAAGCATCGCGAAAATGTTCTTATAAGGATTTATTCTAACATTTACACTGTTAAACTGAAATTATATGTCAACACCCAGAAAAAACTTATATATATTGGTATGGATAGTCCAAAGGATTTTGAATATGAGGAAAAGAAACCCTCAGAAATTTCTAAACTGCTGCTTACTGATGAGTTTGAGATCACCATGAATCTTTATGATCACATGCTTGTCAATAGCTTTTATGTCTTAACTGAAATCTTATCTGAAAAAAATTGGATGTTGTACATTGAACTTTTCCACAGAAAAACATTATGCGAGGTAGCAGCCTATGCTTATATGATTGCAATATTCCTATTCAAAACCAGATTTGAAGATGAAAAGTTCCAAGACTTAGTAAAAACCCATTTAATGCCAGGTGTTGAGATAGATGAAATCAAGGAAGTGTGCAGTTCCAGTATGTCAATGACCAACAAAATAAATAAACTGATTTGTCTCAAATTGGGGGAAATACTAGATATAATATTTAGTTCGATCAGAGGGTTAAGAGAATCTCAGAGGATCCAGTTATCAGTTATAGAAGTCATGTACATTGATGAATTCTGTAGATGGCATCATCTGATCAGACAATACTCTCAAACCCAACCAAATGCTGAAACATCGGCACATGAATCTATAAATACCCTCCAGAATTTAACTCTCACTCTTAAGAACAAATGGAAGGAAGTGTCTCCTAAAGATGCTGACAATAACTCTTTATATGAATACAGAAAGTTTTTATCCTCAAATATAAAGGAATATTTTGATGAGAAAGGAGTTGTGAAGAAGCTGAGTGAACAAGGCATAGTGTCTAGCGTGAATTCTTTAGGCTCATTAGTCAATGAGGTGTGTAAGATGCTCAGTTCTGAAATTTTGGATGATGTAGATCGAAGGATTCTAACTGATGTCAAAGGAGACTTAATGGAAATGATTGTTGATTCTGAAAAATTACCTCTCTCAGTTATATTAGATTCAAACAAGTCTTTGATGGACAGTCTCATACACCGGCTTGGAGATTCAGATAATGTGTATTTGAGAATGCTTGTAGATAGATTAACAGGGTCAGTGACATTCCATGAAGCATGGTATAATGCAGTCAGGCTTAAAGGAATCCTTTATGAAAAATGTTTTGCACTCAGCAATGGCCTTCCATTTGCAACAGAAGGACAGAAATTTTCCTTAAGAACTATCATAAAGCTACTATACCCAAAACACTACACAGAGTTTCTATCAAGATCATCGCAGCACCATGAGATAAGGGACTTTAAACCCGACTTCTTTATTCCTTGGTTTTTCAGAGGTTTAAGACCAAGACTAGGAGATGGTCAGAAACCAAAATCATTAAAGATGATCATGGATGCTCTTACAGACTTTGAGTTTAATTCAGAGACATCTGAATCTGAAGAGAATCCTTTAATTGCTTGGCTCAGAGGTAAAGAAGATCTATCTGAACTAATTCAAACCATATTAGCAAGTGTTAAGAACAAGAAAAACAAAATTGGAGGAATGATTAGCTACCAACATGATGAAGCAAAGGGTACTTACTTTAATAGTGATGTCCCAAAAGTTAGTTATATTGAAGAGGAAACTGAAATTCATCTGCTGTTGATAGAAGTTGGCTATCAGACCAATGCTGAGTCGAAGATGACTATGGATCTAAGTAAATGGCAAGATGCTGTTGCAATTCTAGCTGCTTGTAACATAAAATGTACAGTTGTTGCAATAAGTGAATCAACAGAAATGATGAAAAGTGACAGTTGGTTAAGCCCTGGTTTTGCCCAGGATCTATCCAGATGTATAGGCAGTTTATTTGGTAAATTAAGTACGATAATGCCAAGTAGTCAGTCTAGCATATTGGTTAGTGAAGTAAGTACTCAAAAATTCCGCAGCATAACGTCAGTTGGGAGATCAAAAACATGTCCTGTTAATAGTGATGACATTATTAATTGTCATTTAAGAAACAAAGATGAGATTTTTATAAGACCAGGGGGTGCTCGTATACCTGAAATAATACAGAAGAAATTCGTTAAAACTCATGTTCTTGGCAGTATAATAAATGAGAGTGAATGTGCTGACATAAAGGACCATATATTTATAAATGCTGATAAGATAATTGATTCTGTAGAAAGATCTAATCTGAAGTTGATTGAGATAGATAGAAAGGCAGCAGTACTCTTTCATTTGAACTACCTAGAAGGGGAGATTAATTCAGAGCTAGACATTCCAGGAGGTTGTCCATTAATTAAATTATCTAGCTACAAATTATCTAACACAATAAAAGAGTTAAAAAACAATCATATAAACCAATTTTCAGAGGAAGATATTATGCGCTTTAATAATGAATTGAAAGAATTCTACAAGAATAAATATCAGATACACAAAAAACAATTGAAGCATAATTGTAGTATCAATCAATTTCCTTATTGCAAATCTTCTAAGAAATTTATTCTGCTAGATACTTTGAGGTCATCTAAGACTTATCAGTTATACCCTGAAGAACTATCAGCAAATGCTCTTTACAAGACCAATATTGATGAGCTAACCTCACTAACTCTGCCTGGACGCAATGGGAAGCAGAAAGAAATGAAAGGGAAAGTGAAAGAACTATTAGAATACATGTCTTCTATGTGTTCCGATGGTTTCCTGAAAAGTGAGTCGGGATTAATTTTAGCTTCTTACAAACATATTATGCTAAAAAGCAGTACAGTCTCCTCAGAATTAGACTCCTTGAGAACTGGAATGATGAAGGAAGATATCCAACAAATGAATAAAGATAAGGATCCCCATATCAACAACGGTAATATTTCTGGGCAAAATGGGAACAAGGTAAAGAAAAACCTGATTGAGAGATTAAAAAAACTCGAAAAATATTTTAAGATAATGCCAAATTCTGCAATAAACTTAATAAAGGAGTTCAAGAAACAGATTTATGATACTGAACTCAGTAATAAAGAAACTGCTCAAGACTTATTATACCGCCTTAGACCAACTGCTATAATAAGAGGAGATAATTTGCTTGAATCTATCAATGAACTGTTAAAAGGTTGCATCCACACTGATCCTATAAATAACTATTTCAAATCAAAGAAGGAAAAGGTAGAGGAGATGGCAGATAAATTTGACACACAATCTAAATATCCTGTTGTGAATGAAATTATATTCAGAGACCATCTAAATTTATGTAGATCTTTATTACAGACAGTAGAAGAACATCAGCAGATAAAACTACTTCCAAATGTGGTTGATGAACACATGAAGAAGATAATGACTAGGGGAACCATTGCAGAAGAATGTCTTAAGTACATAAACAGAGTGTTACAGTTAATAAGCACATTTGAATTAGGCAGAGTCTTAAAACTTTATTCCTATTTATGCCAATCTTTTCTTATAGCAATCTCAGAAATGACCAGCTCTGGGATAAAAGTCTTGAAGATCCCAAATTGTGAAATGAATCTTATAGTGAAAGTAGGTGCAAAAAGGGTGACCAATAGCAGTTGTATTCTGACTGATAAGAATTTTAAGCAAATATCTCCAAGGTTTTTCTTTGACAGATCTGTTGCTACTCTTGGGCAGTCTTTAATATATACTGTAGCTGTTAATTTGATTCAAATATTACAAACACAGAATGCTCTAAGTGTGTTAGATAGTAATTTTAATCAAGTTAAGATAGACTTGTTAGATAAAATAAAATCTAAGATATCTCTATTTGACAGTTTAGTGGATACGATCGTATTTAGAGGTTGTGATTTTGGGACTTGGTCAGATTTGACTAAAGGTTTACAGAGACCGTGGTCAATTGTGAAACCGATGGAAGAGTATGAAGATGGTATAGATGTGATATCTAGTCACTTTGCTTGTCTGTCATACATTATACTCCCAGCAGTCATTAGAAATAATAGGAAGGATAACAAAGTACTTCAAATGATAAGACACCCTGCAATGCTATCTATATCAAAATATGGATTTCCATTTGGATTAGGATCAAAGTTAGATGAACCTAGAAGAGGCATGTCGACTATGATTTTATCTAGATATGTTCATTTTATTTCATTTGTTAATTTACAATTTTCGAAAGAGAGACTAAAATTATGGGACAGTTCTCAACAGAGACCAACTGAATTAACTTTGTCATTTAGCCTGTTCCCTAGGACTTGTAACAATGATAGACAATTTACTGCAGACATGTATTACTGTCACTGGTACAATAAGGAAATGGATGATTTCCAAGAAGGATGTATAAGAGTGGCAAATGAAGCCTTTGAAAAGATATTCGATTGGGAAAAGGAACTAGAAGAATCAATATCAAAATTCAATGAACTGGAAGGCTATATAAAAATAAATTCTAACAATCCAATTGATAGCTCAAAAGATGTCTTGGAGGAGCTAAAATACTATAAAATGAAGATATTAATGTTAATGGGCATCAAAAACTTAAATGTGGACAATATTAAACAGAGGTACTTATCTCTTGAAAAAGAGCCATTAATTCCTTCTACAGACATCGATCAAGGTCCTGAAGAATTCCTAAACCCTCCTGATGATGAAGATGTTAAAGAGGCAGAGATATTACTAGACAAAGATGTAGTTGCAGGCACTATGTTAGCTTTATCTAGATATGGTTCTCCAGTAAGAGAAATAAAGATATATCAACCAAAAGAAATCTCGAGGACAGTTATAAATCCCATATCCATCCTGAAGAGAGAGAAGCCTGGGTCAAGTGGTACCTCAGCCAGAAACTCTTCTAAGAGTGTTTCAGATACAAATAGTTCAGAAGCTAGGAAGCTGAGAAGAGCTACATTTTCTTTTGATAACATCTCTGAATCTTCAACCAGAACCATAAAAGAGATAGGTATATCTTTAACTGACTCAGATCTCAAGAGAAGGCCGAAGCATAGACTCAATGCAGATTATGTGTTGAAAACAATTATTGAAGCTGCTAGGTCTCAAAAAAGCTTTTCATATGGTTCTCCTGAATTTATTCAGCTGTGTGCTCAGATCGCTAAAGAGCAGTATAACCCTATTAATATTTCAAAAGCGACTTTGGACTCTAGCAATAATGAACAGATTTCATCTATTTCTGAAACTACTAGCATCTTGCAGAATTCTTTGGAAAAGCAAGAATTAGCCACTTGTATAAAAACAATTATAGCAAAAGATTCACTCAAGCTAGCCAAGACTATTAGTAAGTCGGTCAGGAATACTTCAGCTACAACGGAGAAATCAAAAAGTTTCTCAAAACAGCTTGATAACCTTATATTAACACCTGATGATAAACTGGAAACTGGAATAGCAAACTTAAAGCAGACAATAAAGGAATTAAAAGCAGACTCAAAACTGAGTTGGAAGGATATTATAAAATCAGAATTTCAAATGGTCTTCTTTTCTGATAATGTGTCTATGATATTCAGGCTAATGAAGACTCTGTGGAAGGATGTTAAGATTTTTTGCAGACAAGAGATAGGTGGTCTTAGAAGACTATCTAAAGACATATTTTCAGAGATATCTATACAAAGTTCTTCTGCTCAAACCACTGGACTCACTAAACAAGAGGCAGATAAAAATTTTGAAATATTATATGACACCACTCTAAATTTAAGACAAACAATAAACAAGAAGATTAACGAGACTTTAACCAATGTTAATGTATTTGGAAATCAAAATCTCAATATCAATCAAGAAATGTTGTTACTAACGAGAAAGATAAAGGAAGTCAAGGAGAAAATAAAGCAATATCATATTTCCAGTGAAACATGGCAAGGCTCTGCCTGGCCTGAATTAGCCAATAAGATAAAAGAAATGGATTCTGAGATAATGTCTTCTCATTCAAGATTAATATTCTCACTTGTGGTAAACCTACTATCGATACAGATCATGAGTCCATTTACTGTTGGGATAAATGAGCTTAGTAAGTATTTAGTAACTGGACACAGAGAAATCATCATGGAAATAGTCAAAGACAATTTTGAAGAAGGAGACAGCAACAATCTAAAAGCCAACTTACCTAGTTTCAATCCAAATTCATCAAAAGATTATATAAGATATTTATTCTATAGATTATTTAAGATATCATCTTCTAAAATTGCTTTTATGCGCTGGGTAAAAGAAAGCTTCAAAGTGGAACTCAGCCCCATTACTCTAGAGGATATATATGAGCTATGCGTGAAGTGTTTTTTTGGAATAAATGATCCTTATGCTAGTACTATAAGCGGGGCATCAAAGAAAATAACATCTGGTTCAGATATATCCAAACAGATAAAGGAGTTAATTTCTCAATCAGGCAGTGATCAGCTAGAATTGGATTTCACTATTACCTGCACAGATATTATCACTGGTAGTCTTGCTTCTGTTAGGAGGATTTTAGGAAAGCAGTCAAAAGGTTTGAATCTACCTAAGAGCATTAGATCTAAAGTTATTTATCAAATGTATGAACTTAGTCTAGAGCTCAAAACTACAAATGTTCAAGAAATGGGGTTTCAGATTTTACTTGATACGGGACATAGATTCTATGGTGGATTGGCACCGAAGGCTCAGATTGGCGGTGATAGAGACTTGATAGTGCAAGAGAGAAAGACCAAAATTGCAGTACATACAAATGAGATGTTTTGTAAATCATTAATGAAGTCTAGTGTTAAAAATGATGGTCTAACTAACCCAAAACTAAAAGAAGAAATATTAGACCTTGCATCAAAGGAAATGTTACAGTCTAAGTTAAATCATGGTATGCATTTGTCTGAAGGGAGGAAAATGATATATAGAGTTTATAATGTTATAGGTGACTGCAGTAAATGGGGACCTATACATAGCACTTCTTTCTTTGGAGTTGGCTCCCAGCAGCTATTATCTGAGTGTGAAGGTTGGTCCCAATATTCTATGTTGACAATGTTGAAGAGTCTTTACAAAGGAATTGAAATTCCAACTGCTAGTATTGAGAAAATATTAAGAGCTATAATTAATGATTCTGAATTTAAGAAAGACTCTGAGAGTTATAAGGACAATATGAATTCAGAAGGGTTCAAAAATTGTGTATTGAAGCATGGTGAGCGGGTATGGAGTCGCAATAAGATAGCACAGTTACTTCTGAAGAACTACATAGTTAAAGATAAGGCTTTTGTATCTTCATACTCTCATATGGGCCAAGGCATACACCACAGGAAATCATCTGAACATGCCAGTACTATGCATATTACTATTGATCAGTTAGTTAGAGATTATATAGAAAGCCAAGTGGGAAGCTCTATTTGCATTATACACCATGCAGGATCATCAGATGACTTTTCAAAGATTATAAAAGTTACTAGTGACTGTTTAACCTCTGAATTCTATCAAAAGGTTTCGTTAATAGATAAAACAGTCCTGAAGGCCTTGAAATTGATGTGTGGGTTGATGAGAGCATGCCAAATGATGGTTTCTGTTAAATCTTGTATAAGTGGGTTTGCTGCTGAATTCTATTCTGAATTTAACTTCTTTGATAGTGTTTCTCCTCCTACTCTTAAATTCATTAGTAATCAACTAATTAACCATTCTGTCTCTTCTCCATGCACACTTTATCAAGGGACACTTGTTGAAAGTCAGCAGGCTATGTACATGGGTGTTCCTTTCCTGACAAACTTAATGTTCTCTATACTAAAGCAGTGTATATTTATAGAGAATTCTCCGAGCTTTTACAGAAGGTGGGGCCTGAGTATTATGTCCTCGTTTCCTCAATTTGGCAGATTTTTTGTACCCACTTGGAGTAGATTAGTTGGAGGAAGCTCATGTCAAGATGAACTGCAGATTATAATCTCAGCATTAGAGAAGTTAAGTAGCATAATCCAAGATAGATTCAGAAACAGGCCATCTAAGCAAGACCAACCAGTTTCGAATACTGCTGAAGTAAGTGAGATCATTTCAGAAGTAAGTAAGACAAAGTACGGTGACATTGACTACGATAGCTCAGCCGGAGAGACTATTGAAGAACCAGGCCTATATAGATTATATTCATCAGAAAGTGATCTAGAGTCTATCTCAAATGCTTTAGATTCAGACAAGGATTTTTGCAATTCCTATGACACCAATGTTAATGATGAAACTGCGTGTATGATTAGCTTAATTGCCTGGAGATATTATTTTAGTGGTAATCCTATAATAGAGGATGTGGGAAGTAATAGTGCTTATCATAAATTGACAGATATATTGGATTCGAGTACTAATCTTAGGGACCCATTTTTACAAATATTGCCAGAGTCAGTTATGAGTGAAATTGAGAAATTGTCTGAGATGAAAGCCAGATTTGAAGGCCATACTAAAAACTATATAAACACATCAAATGAATTGAAGAGCAATATAGCAGCCAATATAATTAGTGCTACTAGTTTAACTGAGACTTATCAAGTAGAAATAGATAGATTGAAACAAGCTCTCATGTCAAAAAACATAATTAGAGGTTTAGCAGGAGGAATGAGAGAAAAATCTGTACCAATACATAGGCAGATGATGAGAGGATACTTTTTCAACAATGAAACAATACTTAATATATCAGATCATTGGGTGAATAATGATAACAGTAAATACTTATCCGACAATAGGTCTAATATACCAGGTTCGAGGCGAATTAAGTACACCACATTCCTCAATTTTGTAGAGCAGCTTTCATTAATCACCTGTGAGTCAGCAATAAACTATTTAGAGGGCAAAGGGCTGAATCCTGAGGAGATGTTAAAAAACTGTATGAAGCCTTTAGATCTATCATTAAAATCAATCCCTATTGATTTACTGTACATAGAAAATTACTCCACTTTAGAAAAAGACTATGAGGAAGGTTACTACTTGGTATTTGAACCAAAGAAACTGAATGAATTTATTATCTATCTTAGACAAGTTAGATCAGAAATAACAAATTTGAGTTATTCTGAGCTACATACAGCTGAAATGAGAGAATTCAATGGTTCAGAGTTAAATACCAGCAGCAAAATGAAAAAAATGTCTCTTTATAGCGGAACAAATCAGATCAAACTACATAATAGAATAGGATCTCTAATAGCAATTAATCTGGACTTTGATACTGTATTGAAGATGAAACCAAGGGATCTGTCTACTTCTCACATAACCACTGACATAGAATTGATCCAGAAACTACACCCGTTTCTGTTTTCTTGGTTAGATGAAACTTTAAAACTTCATCAAAAATCTATTGGCCAGGAAATACTGGGAACTGGACTGTCAGATACAGCTACTCAAAAAATCAGTTCTATCAGTTCTGAGTGTTTATCCTACTGTAGGATGATTGAACAGGGACATAAATCTTTAGTGAAACTCTTTATGTTTTATCCAGATCAGAGGGAAGAAGCATCCACTAGTTTTGATCTATTGGTTCAAAACAATACTATTGAAAACAGGATTCTAAGTTTAGAAAAAGAAAAATTCTTTAAAATGCATGACACAATGGTGTATGTGATAAAATGTGTCATTGCAGCAATAAATTGGATAGAAGAAACTGAAGATAATAAATTTACTCTTTTAAAACAATTCTTAAACACTCATATAAAGCAATTTAAAACACTAGCATTCGAACACAATATAGATTGTAATTGGGCTGATGCACTGAAACATTGTGAATTTAGTAATGAGAATGAAACGATTTCTAGTTATCTAATGAGCACTTCAATGTATCACAGAACATACCATGATAGAAGGAAAGATGAAGCACTCATAAAAATAGCACAGTTAGCTGTTGGTTGGTCAACATCCATTATTGAAACACCTATAGGAGGATTGAGATCAAATGTTTTTTTTAGAGGAGATAAAGAAAACTTCATGTTCAGTTTATCATCAAACTCTGGTACAGTGTGTGGATCGTTTCATAGTCCTAAGTTGTTTTTAACTTTAGAAGGCAATTACGGGGAGCTGCTATCAGAGTGTGAGGTACTTATTTTTAGGAGACTTAATTTAGATTATGGAAGATTTGATCCAAGTGAAATGAGACAGAATTTCTTCAAACTCCTTCCTAGTTATTCAGATTCTAGTCTGTGTAATAGTGATCAATTATTGTTTATTCGGATAGATAATGGAGGTAATTATGTATGTAATGATAGGGAGTTCATTAAAGGAAGCACAAACAAGGAGAACTATAGGATAGCAACCTGGTCTAAGTTACCTGTCAGCTCTAAATATAGCGAACCAATTGATTCTTCAAAGACAGTTTATACTAAATGGTATAAGAACAAATTAGAAGTAGGAGTGACTGCCGTTAGTAAGACAATAGAGATCCCGGCTTCCTGGACTAGCATACAGACCATGGCTAGGGCACTATTAGATGACAAGGCCTTAAAAGCCTATCAAGAAAGATTAAAATCTCGAACACAGTGGTTCTGCCAAGCAACTCTTGTTTTACCAAGATTAATTCCTTCTCATGCTGCTGCTTTATATCATATAATAAAATTCCACAAATCATCCTTAACACTGTTTGATCCTTTTAAGTCAAGATTGGATGATATGTCACTAAAGTATATTGATGAAATTGAGAGATCAAAGGCTGGCAGAAGTGAGTCTATAGACAGCCACAAGCAGTCCATAACAGGCTCAGAAGCAGTAGAAGTGATCAAGGACAGGCCTAAGCTTTCTGATAGGGTTCTAACTGAAGAGATTAGTCAGCACTTATCAGAGCAATCCTCAACTGTAGGGCAACTTATTCCTATTTTCCTTCTATTTGATTACCTAGGAATTTCGGATTCTGAGCTAAAATACACAGGTTTTTCACAGAACTACATGAGTTCTACTCAAAAATGGCAGGTGGGAGGCCAGGCAGAGATAGAACTTAATAGTTTATCTAATATAATATCTTCTATAATCAATTTAAAGAGGCGAGAATTCACCCGAATTACATTTAGGAGTTTCCAGAACTGCAAATCACTTAATGAAGATGATTCTAGCATACAGATGATCTCAAAAACTTTGATGAATACCTATGATGATCAGGACTTGTTGAAATTTTCATTAATATTAAGTACACTCCTTATAACTGAAGTATGCATACCTTGTCTTAGGTTAGTGAAGAGTTCGGGGGTTATAATAATTAAATCACTTCTCTATTGTTCAGGAAATAGTAAAATAAAAATTAATGAACACCATTATATGGAATTATCAAAGACACCATCTGATAGCATACTTTGCTTTGAGGTTGTTAAGGATGATTTGGACATGATGGGAGATTTAGACTCAGATGCAAGATCATTAATCAATTCTTTCCCACCTATCCAAGAGCTTATCAAACTGAGGGCTCAATTAACATCCAGCTTCTCATCTGTGGATGATAATTCATCTGGTATGTCCTTCCTTATTAAGAGCGACCTTCAAAATTCAATTATGATAGACAAGAAGGGTAAATTTCTCAGAGAAATAATCAAACTTTTAGATAGAAAGACACGATTCCATGGCAAGTTTAACATAATTTTTACACAATTATTAGACTTAATATGGGTTGAGAGCTCTGAAAGGAAGTTTTTACCTGATTATGTTCAGAATTTATTAGACCTCAGTTCTTTAGCCATTATCCCTAGCACAGAAGAACAATCAGGTCAGACTAGTTCCAATTTAAATAATATGGCCGATGAGTTATTGAAGAAATTATATGAGTTAACAAGTAATACCGACAGTACTGATAAATCTTATGAAGATGATTCATCAGGATCAGAGGAAGAACAGATAAGGGAGATTAATTTTGATCTGTTAGATGATTTATAACTCATAGATGTTAGTCAGCATCACTTATTGGTTGATTATTTACCAAGTGAGGAGCTGAAAATTTAATAGTTAACTATCTCCAAACATATTTATGTAAGACACAACAGTATTATATGGACTGATAATTTTAAGTTAAGCTAAGCTAGATTTAAGTCATAATGATTAAATTTATTTAAGTTAATACATGAGTGAGCTTTAATTTCTTTTAAAATCTAGGAATTATTCACAAGGATTTGTTTGGGAGACTTACTGTAAGACAGAGATGGGCAACTAATGTTGGTAAATGTTTGGTTGCAGAAAACACTTATAGTAAAAATTTAGGGGTAGGACTGATGAGGTGACATAGTTGAACTCAGAAAAGTTTTTATTTGTTGACGACATGTGTATCTTTGTGTATTTAGGGGTAGGACTGATGAGG